CAAGCATACTCTTTAAATAAGCTGGTCCTTTTTTAATGAACCAGCCTATATTTGAGTTAGATATACGAGTTAAATCCTCGTAATAAGGGATACTTATATCCATCATTCACTGAATACTTCTACTTCAAAACTTTCTAATTCTTGTACTTCAATACCATCTTCTGTAGTAATAGTTAAGCACTCAACATTATCTTCCAATATGCTTTTAGCAAAAATATTTAATTCGCTCATAGTTCTATAGTAAAAGGTTCGTAAATTAATTCATAGCTCTATGAAAGTTTTTCATAGGCTAAAATTTCGTTAATACATGCATCAGTCTCCTTCTGATTGTGTACTATATATAGTTTATACTTCTCTGCTAGATTTTTATTAAGTAAATACCACATGAATAATTTCCATTTATATGGGAATACATCATTTGGCATACCTTTTGCTTCAATAATAAAATTATCTCCAACAAAATCAGGAGTATAGGTCATCGGGCGTATCTTCTTACCACAAAAAACAAAAGATGGGATTAGTTCAAATTTAGTAGGCTCATACTCAGCTTTTATCCTATTTACTTTTAATTGCTTGTATACATATGTTTCGAGCTTACTCTTGAACTTAATCCCATCATAAATATTTTCTGTAGCGTTTTTAATCTTCTTGTTTGGACTCTTTTTTCGCTTTGTATTCTTCATACTTGTTGCATAGAGTATCTATAACCAAACAGAGGAGATGACCTGCTATATTACTAGCAAATACTACTAGTACTAGGTCTTGATACGTTATTTCCATCTTCAATCTTTTTTATATATTGTGAAACTTTCTCTAAAGATATTAACCTGTAGTTTGCTACTTTGCCATCAATTCCGACATCAAAACGAAGTTCTTTAGAATCTTCATTTATTCTATCTATTTTACCATGGCAATGCCCATGTAGCATAACGGCATCTTTATCTTTGTGTTCCCACGATAACATTGGGAAATGACACATTACTATTTCAAGGTCTCTATGTAAGAAATTAAAAACAGATTTCTTAAATTTCATGTTTTTAATCTGAGTAATAGAGTTAAAATAGCATTTTAAATGGTCAGGTACTTTATCATGGTTACCCAAGATTAGTACTTTATTACCATTTAATCTTTGAAACAACTTGCGCTTATCCTCTATTTCACCAAAGGCTAAGTCACCAAGTATATATACTGTGTCTTTCTTATTTACCGTAGAATTCCACAACTGTATCATCTTTTCTTTAGCTTCTTGAACTGTTTCTCCAAACAATTCTTTACGCTTCGGATGAAACTCTAAGATTCGATCATGAAAAAAATGTAAGTCTGATGTAAACCATACCATAATTTATTTTTTTAATTCATTATCTAACCAATTCTTAATAGTTTCAAACCCATTTAGCTTAATAGCATCACTAATATCTTTAGCATGCCATTTTTTATGCACTATAAGGCATTTTAAGCCTGTTTTTAGGCTCACCTTGCGCATATTTCTTATTCCAGCTACATCTCTATCAAAACAAATTAAAATGCGCTTAAAACGCTTAAAAAGGGCATTTAAAGCCTTTTCTGGTATAAATGTAGACTCAGATGATGGAGATATCGCATTATAACCCATTTCATGTAAGCACATGACGTCTTTTAATGACTTAGTTATTATAAGTAAATCACCTGTTTTAGGTAATTCCTTATAACCTTGTATATCATTTTCAGTTAGGTTATTTCTCCATTTAGCATACTTATCGGCAAAAGGCCTATATATCTTGAAATGCTCAAATACTTTATAAGCATACATTGGATTTTCATTCTTATATATTCCTTTTACTACACCATTACATAAGTAATATTTAATACTACTTACATTATACTTATTTAAAGTGTCTATAGATATATGAAATTTAGACCAAAATTGTTTATCAATTTCAGTCCAATCTTGTCTAACTACACCTATTACAGTTTCATTAGATTCATATTTCTTAGTACTCTTTAACTTTGTAGTATTGGTTATAGCTAAGTCTTTTACTATTTGACGAAGTAAGTCATTATAATTTGTTATACCTGTATAAAGCTCTACAAATTTAATAACATTACCACATTCACCACTACCGTGGTCTTTAAATAGTAAATGACCTGTCTTTTTACTTCTGAATATGCCAAATGAGGGATTTTCATCTTTCCTAAATGGGCTATTATATATAAATCCTACTTTAAATTGACCTATATATCTAGCATAAATATCATATTCTGTGACTTTTGATAAGATATATTCTAAAGTAATAGAATCATCTGCTTTCTTTATTTTTGTAGAGTCATACATATGATATAGATTTGTAATTGTGTAGCGCAGGGAATCGAACCCTGCATGACCAAACTCGCTACTCCACCTTTATAATACAGTTGGATGGTCAACTCTAGCTTACGTTCTAGACCTCCTTTAACACAATGTGTGAGGTGTTTACGTCTCGTTGTTCCTACGAGCAAATATTTTAGAATGGTAACCCATTTGGATCTGACGAATTCATTAGAGATTCAGCAGAATCTAACGGATTTGGGTTAGGTTTTTCATTATCGGCAATAACAGGTTTCTCAAAGTTATCTATACCTAATTTAACAATTACTGACTTATCACTAGGAATAGTCATAGGTTCAATAAATGTATATTTAGCATACTTAGGTAATGTCGTATATCCACGATCATTATAGACAACTTTTATTCTAAGTAGAATATCGAGATTTGCTTTATTCAACAAATCACAAACCCATTGCGCAAATTGTGTAAAGTTTTCACCAACAAATTGTCTATCTTCTTGGTTAGGATAGAAACACTTAAGAATTTGTTCAATTCTTGAGAACTGATTATCACACTTATCTTGGAATGCTTCATCAGTTTCTTCAGCACGCTTAGTAGGTTCCCACTCTGTATGTGTTAGCGGTTTACCTTCTTTTTCAAACTTAAATTCAAGGAATTTATTGCCTTGAACTGAAGTATCAAGCTTTACAGATACAAGTTTAACATCCTCGTGAATACCTGCTGCTAAATGCGTTACATCCTTCTTAACTATTGCTTGTGCTCTTTGTGAACTATACATATCTTAAATCTTTTAGTTAACTATTAATTATTTGGCAAATAAATCTTATCCCAGTGAAATGTTAAGTGATTATTTTCATCACTTTCTGCAAGAACTATTTTTTGTTCTCTTAAATGAGAAGCTCTTGCACCTTTAGTAGTATCATCACCGCTTGTAAAGTTTACTATAGTTTGGTTACCCTTTCTATACATAAACCCAACAGCGTCTGCTTCACCACACACGATATCTCCTAGTTTACCTACTAAGTCTAATGACATTTCTGTCAAATCTTCTCCATTCTTATTAATCATCTTATCTTTAGTATGACCAATTAAGATTAGATTCTCAGTAAGTTCTTTGAACATATCAATAACTTTTCGTACTGCTAATCTGATATATTGATAACCAGCTCCTTGTGGGAGTAGTCTAACATCAGTTCCTTGCCATGACTTACCTTGAGGTTGTGCCTTATACAGTGTAGCTGCATAAGACAGGCAAATTTCTTCTAGACGAGTAGCATTATCAATAGTAATATAAGTATATGGATTTTTACCATTTTCCTTAATATATGTTTTAATTGCGTTTGCTATTTCACCTAAATCATTTACGGTTCTAGCTTGTATAGATAAGCAATCTATAAACTCTGAACCTCCCTCTAAGTCAATAATTAAATTGTTTTCCAATGCGGCAACACAAGATGTCTTACCAGATTTAGGACGACCATAGATTATAAGAAATCTAGGGTTGTTTACTTTTGCTTTTACTTTTTCTGTAGGTAATACTATCATACTTTATGAAATTATTACTTTTCAGATTCATTTGATATAGTTAAAAGAGTTTGATACGATTTGAAAACCATCTAAAAAGTGTTGATTAATAATTATGCTATATTCAGGATATTAATTGACAAAGAAATTTCATACAATGTTGCACGGTCTTCATCGCTATAATCATCGAAGAATGAACTCTTTGTAAAAGTAGGAATGATATCATAGCCTACCTGAATATAATTACCGTGAATTTTTACTGGTACAT